TTCAAAGAACTAAATCAACCCTTAACAATGCAGCAGAAAACTTTAGCGATGCTGTGAAGCCAGAGAACAAAAAATAATTATGCCGCCTTCGGGCGGTTTCTTATTTGATAGCCAATTGTAATGTCTACAGTGTTGCGCAGCATGGGGATGGACACACCCTCAGTTGGCTATCAAATAGGTTGTATATCAAGGTAAATTTATGACCGCAATGCTTCCAGAATGGACAACCGCTTGCCCAGACTGGGAGGAGCGTATTGTTGCTAAAAAGTCGCTCATGCCATGTGAGCCATTATTTCCACAAGTTGCAGATGTTGCTGAGCGCATATTTAAAGAACTGATTCTTGTCGATGTGATGGGTAGCCCTAAGATGGGCGATGTCACATTGGAATGGGTAATCGAGTTTGTTCGTGCAATCTTTGGCGCATACAATCCAAATACTAAGCGTCGATTAATTCGTGAATTCTTTCTTCTAATTTCAAAGAAGAATACCAAGTCCACGATTGCGGCAGGTGTGATGCTTGTTGCTTTACTGTTGAATGACCGACTTTCTGCCGAGTTAATTATCTTGGCACCCACTAAGGAAGTCGCAGACAACAGCTTTAACCCAATCCGGGATTTCATACGCGCAGATGAAGAATTAAGTGAAAGATTTAATGTATCTGAGCACACAAAAACAGTTACGCATCTAGGTACCGGAGCAACACTTAAAGTTATTGCAGCAGAATCTAACGCTGCAGCTGGTAAGAAAGCTTCAATCATTTTGATAGATGAGGTCTGGCTCTTTGGTAAACGTGCCAACGCCGAGTCAATGTTCCGTGAAGCAAAGGGCGGTCTAGCATCTCGCCCAGAAGGTTGCGTGATTTATCTGTCTACCATGTCAGATGAAGTGCCATGTGGTGTGTTCAAGCAGCTTTTAGATTATGCACGTGATGTGCGTGATGGGATTAAAGAGGATAAGGGGTTTTTACCGCTTGTTTATGAGTTCCCAAAACATTTAGTTGAAGCAGGTGAGCATTTAAAGCCTGAGAACTTTTACATCACAAACCCCAACTTGGACGCATCGGTTGATCTTGAATATCTAATTTCAGAGTTTAAAAAGGTTAAAGATGCGGGTGAGGAATCACTTAGAGATTTCTTAGCTAAACACTTAAATATCGAAATTGGCATGAACCTTCGTGCTAATCGTTGGGCGGGTGCAGAGTATTGGAATAAGCAAAAGCACGTTTTTGGGTTGGACCACATCATTGAGCAATCAGAACTTATAACTATTGGTATCGATGGTGGTGGTTTAGATGACTTGCTCGGATTAGCGGTTTTAGGTCGATTAAAGAAGGACCCACGCATTTGGTGGCTTTGGAACCATGCATGGGCAAATAAGATTGCTTTAGAGCGCAGAAAAGAGAATATTCCTAAATACGATGACTTCAAGCTCGAAGGATCTTTAACTGTTGTTGATCGTGTTGGTGATGACATTGACCAGCTTGCAGCAATTGCCAAGAAAGTTTATGACAGTGGCAAGCTAAATAAAATTGGCCTTGATCCGCTTGGTCTGGGTGGGCTACTAGATGGACTGCTTGAGGTTGGTATTCCGGAAGATTCTATGTTCGCGGTACCGCAGGGCTTTAAGTTGAAAGGCTATATTTTGACGACTGAGCGCAAGCTTGCAGAAGGAAATCTCTACCATGCCGGGCAACAACTAATGACTTGGGCAGCAGGTAACGCGCGAGTGATTATGGTCGGTAATGGTATGCGAATAACCAAGCAAGAATCTGGTGTAGGAAAGATTGACCCATTGATTGCCACGTTTAACGCGGTGGCACTTATGAGCCTTGCACCGGAAGTTAAAAACTATGACATTGACGGATATTTAGAGGACATCGTGATAGCATGAGCGACTTACAAGACACGGGTTTTTGGACTCGTTTCTGGTCACGATTGACTGGAAGAACTCAATTAAAAAAAGGGGATACTTCATACCCTTTTGACAGTTATATTTCGTCCGGTGGTGCAATTGTAACGCCAGAGACTGCTTTAAAACTCTCAGCGGTTTGGGCATGTGTCAAATTGCGTGCTGAAACTATCTCAACACTACCTCTTCAACTTTATGATAGTGAAAAGCGTATAGCTGTTGACCACTATCTTTATCGTATTTTGCATGATTCGCCGAATGCTGACATGTGTGCTAGTGAGTTTTGGCAGGTACAAAGCGCTTGTTTAGACTTGTGGGGGAACTCATACAACCTAATCACAAAGCGGTCAAATGGCGAAGTGATAGCCCTAGAGCCACTTTTCCCAAGTGAAATGATTGTAAAGCGCAATAAATCAGGCTCAATTGAGTTTCATTACACTGAAAATGGGAAAACAACAACCTATTCGGAAGACCAAATCTTCATTTCAAGGGTTTTACTCTTGATGGGCTTGTTGGTTTATCTGCTATTCAGTTTTTTGCTCAAACCATAGGCATGCAGTTTGATGCTAATAACCAAGCACAAGATTGGTTCAAAAATGGCTTAAAAGTAGGTGGCTTTCTTGAAACAGGCGAGCAAACGCTAACAAAAGAACAGCGCCAACGAATGCGTAATAACTTAGCTGAGTTTAGCCGACCTGAAAACGCAGGAAGGTACATGGTGCTTGAAGCTGGTATGAAGGTTTCAGGCGCAAGTAGCATCCGTATTAACCCAGTGGACGCTCAATTATTGGAGTCTCGTTACTTCGGTATTGAAGAAATCTGCCGTGCTTTTGGGGTTCCACCTCAACTAATTGGGCACACTAATAAGGCAAGTTCATGGGCATCTAGCCTAGAGCAAACAAATCAGGGATTTTTGACTTATGCACTTAACCCTCAATTAGTGCGCTATGAGCAAACAATCGCTCGTAAGCTACTTTTGCCTCAAGACAAGTACAAATACCGTCCTAAATTCTCTGTAGATGGCTTGCTGCGCTCTGACGTAGCTAAGCGTGGTGATTTCTACGTAAAAATGACGCAGAACGGTTTAATGACGAGAAATGAAGCGCGAGAGTTGGAGGATTTGCCAGCATCCACAGATCCAGCGGCCGATAAACTCACGGTACAAATGCAGATGGTGCCACTTGGAGAAAATCAGGGGAATCCTCAATGACTAGAAAAAGTTTTAATTTAGAGATCAAAGCCGTCCAAGAGGACGGTTTTTTTTCGGGCTATGGTGCCGTATTTGGAAATATTGATTGGTATAACGACGTAATTCTACCAGGTGCATTTACAGCGTCTATCGCAAAATGGCGCGCCAAAAATAAGATGCCGCCTGTTCTTTGGAACCACAACGATAGTGAGCCTATCGGCGTTTACACAAACATCTATGAAGACGAAAAAGGCCTTTATGTTGAAGGCAAGTTGCTCATAGATGACGTCCCAAGAGCCAAGTCTACTCATGCACTTTTAAAGGCTGGCGCTATAGACGGCCTAAGCATTGGCTACTCAACCAAAAAGGCTAATCAACAGACAAATGGCGTTCGCGAATTGGTTGAAGTTGACCTTAGCGAAATCTCGATTGTCACTCAGCCTGCAAATGAGCGCAGCCTCATCACTTCCGTTAAGTCCAAATTAGATGATGGCGAACTGCCAACATTACCAGAATTTGAAAAATTCTTGAGAGAGTCAGGATTTTCAAAAAACCAAGCTACTGCAATCGCTAGCAAAGGCTTGCGTTCTCTTCTGAGCGAGTCAGAGGAAGAAACCAAAGAAGCGAAATCAATTTCTAATGCTTTAAATATTTTAAAAGGAGTCAGCAATGTCTGAACAAAACCTAGAACAACTCGCTCAAGAGTTTAAGAAACACGTAGACACCGTTAAGGGTATTGCCGAAGAGTTTAAAGGCAAGCGTGAACATGGCGACAAAATTTCAGAAGATGCAAAAAATAAAGCAGATGAAGCCATTACCAAATGTAATGAGACTAAAGCTCGTTTAGATGAGCTAGAGCAAAAAATGGCGCGTCGACCAAATGACCAGCCTACTGAGCAAAAATCTTTAGGACGTCAATTTGTTGAATCTGAGCAATTTAAATCCCTCGTTGGATCAGCAGGTCAACGTGGTAAAGCTAACTTAGAAATTAAAGCCACCATTACCTCTGCAACTACGGATACGGCAGGGGCAGCAGGCGACTTGGTCCAAACTACACGAATTCCGGGGATTATTGCTCCACCTGACCGAAAGCTAACAATTCGCGACCTTCTAATGCAGGGCCGTATGGATGGAAATGCACTTGAATACGTGCGTGAGACTGGCTTTACAAATGGCGCTGGTATGGTAGCTGAAGGAACTAAAAAGCCTGAGTCTGACCTTAAGTTTGACCTTGTAAGTACAACTGCCAAAGTTATCGCACATTATATGAAAGCTTCGCGTCAGATCCTTGATGATGCTTCACAATTGCAGTCATACATTGATGGCCGTTTGCGTTATGGATTGGCTTT